GCGGTGAAAGTATGTTACTTCCTTTTACTTTTTCTAAGTGGTTAAGAGAAACAAAAGAAATACAATCTTCTAAGATTAATAAAGAAGATAAAATTAAATATGCAAAAGAATTTTTAGAATTTTTAAAAAATAATTAATAATAATTATGTCAATTAATAATACTTCTTATGATGCTAATTACTTCTTAAATCTTTTTAACGAAGAAACTGAAGAAGAAAAAAGAAGGCGAGAAGAAGAAGAAAGAAGAAAACAAGAACAAAATATTGCTGAATTAATTCGTGATGAAGATGTTGAGTTATTAAATTACGAAGGTAAAAAAGAAAAACTAGAACCTATAGAAACAACTGAAGCAGTTCCTGTTCCTGTAATTCCTCAAGTTAGGAAAGAAGAAGAGTTCAATGCTTCTTATTTTTTAAATCAATTTAATGCAGGTTTAATAGAAAAGCCTGTACCTGAAGATGCGGATATACCTACTGTTGCACAAAGAGTAGAATTAGGTACTAAACTAGAACGTCATACACTTGGAAATCTTTTTAGAACTGTTAAGGCAGGACTAGCTACTGTTGGAAATAATAAATCTTTTCAAGATAATATAAAAGAAATAGAAGAAGAAAGAAAAGAAAAAATATTCCAAACTATGAAAGAAAAGTATGGAGTAGAATTTAAAGAATATCAAGATGATATAGCTACAACATCTGGAAGAATGATTACTGCTGTAGCTGACCCTGTAACATTTTTTATACCTTGGGCAAAAGTAGCTAAACTTGGAAAGCTTGGTGCAACTGGTGTAGGTGCTGGTATAGGTGCTGCAGATATGGCATTATATGAGTATTCTGCATATGGAGATGTAAATCCTAACAATGTTTTATTTGGAGCTACTGCAGGTGGAGCTAGTTCTTTATTAGGTTCTGTACTTGCAAATAGATTTAAGTCTGTAGAAGGTGACGAAATTGTTGTAAAGAAAGTTGGAGAAGATGGTAAAGAAATGGTTTTTAAATCATCTGTTAAAGATGAACCAATTATAAATTTAACTGCTAAAGAAACTGATGATTTAGATGACGTTGTTACAAAAATAACAAAAGAAAAACTCCCAGTTATAAAAGAAATGGAAGGTTCTCTTGTAATAAGAAATTTATATTTAAAGGCAAGAAATGACCAACAAGCATATTTAAAAGCTGTAGAAGATAATACAAAATTTAATCCTAAAACAAATCAATTAGAGTTTGATTTTATACCTCAGTTAGATGTAAAAAATAAAGTTAAGTTAAGTCCTACAAAATTAAAAAATTTAAAAAAGAAACACGATGAAGCTACAGATTTTTTAAAAAATGATATGTATGACTTAATGGAAAAATATGCTAAAGGTCAAACAGAATTAATTGATGGAACTTTAAAAACTTTAAGTACAAAAAGTCAATATGAATTAACAGATAGTTTAATGCAAAAAGTTTTATACGAAGGTTTTAGACCTTTGTTTGGAGGGGGAGTTGGTTTTGCTGCAGGAACTTTTATAGGTGATGAAGACGATACATTAAATTATACTTTAATGGGTGCTGGTATGACTTTTGGTTTTGTTTACAATAGAGTTAAAGCAGCAGATTATTTAACAGCAGGTCAAAAAAATAAAGCTTTTGGTCTTATAGAAAACGAATCAGCTAGAATGTTACATAACTTTTTAAAAGTAAAAGGTTCTGGAACAACTGTTAATAGATTAATAAATCATGGTGGAGAGCTTGAAATAATAGGTAGAAATTTGTTTCATGTATCAGATGGTAGATATAAAAATATTATAGGTGCTGAAGAAGCTTCTGATTTAATGACTAATATTTTTAGTAAAAGAATTTTTGATGTTGTTCAAAATGCTACCGAAGCAGAAAGAATAGCAGCAACTAAAATTATTACACAAATAAGAACTCGTGCAGAAATTAAAAATACTAAATTATTCAATGATAAACAAATGAAAAATATAGATAGTTTAGTAGCTAATGGTAGATTATTTGGTAGAGAAATAAATGGTTATGTAGAAGGTGCTGGAGTAACTTATAAAAAAATAGACAATTATGATTTACCACAAATTTATAGTATTGAAAAAGTTTTAGCTGATTCTGGAGAAACAAAAAGAATTGTAAAAGAAGCATTAAAAGCAGAATTTCCTAAATGGGACGATGTAGCTAAAAGAAAAGTATCAGATTATTTAGATGAAGAAGTAAGTAGTTTAGATAAAGCAGCTACAAAAATTTCAGAAACTATTTCAGGTTTTGGAAGAGTTAGTATGTTTGAAGGTGCTAATTTTTCTAATGGTAGGTTAGGTAATTTTGGAGGTATACCTCAACTAAAAAATTATAAAAAAGAAAGAATATTTAAAAGTTTAGAAGCTAGAAGAAAACTAGAGCCTTTATTAGAACAAGACTTAGCAAAAGTATTAGATACTTGGGTAACTAATACTACTAAAGGAGTAGAGTTTGCTAGAAAATTTGGAGAAAACGGAGAATTAATTTTTCAATTAGAAAGAAGTCTAACAAAAAAATATCAAGATGGTTTGATAAATAAAAAAGAATATATTTCTAAAATTAAATTACTAGGTAAAAGTATAGATGCATATTACGGTGTATTACATAAAAGTGCTAACGACCCTTTTCAAAGTAATTTAAGTAAAGACGGTTTTGCTTTACTTACATTCTTATCTAATACAACTATGTTACCTCGTTCTATTATACCTACTTTAGGAGACTTATTGCAGCCATTACAAAATAGTGATATAAATTCTGCATTAAGAGGATTTTCACAAGCTTGGAAAAAAGATAATATTACTAATAAATATGGTATAGGTGGTAAAGGAAGATTTGGGTATGCAGGTGCTACAGATTCTGGAAGTACAGTAACTAAAGATATAGAAGCAGCTTTTTCAGGAATTCATCCTACAACTACTTTTCAAAGAACATTAGGTGAATGGACAAAGAAATTTTTTAAATTTAATTTAATGGCTCCTACTACTAACTTTGCAGATAAAGCAGCTTTTAGTACAGGTATTGATGAAGTATTTAATCTTGCTAAAACTATTGGTAAATCAAAAAAAATTAGCAGAGCTACAAATGCTAAATTAAAATATTATGGAATTAGTAAAAAAGAAATACAAAACTTAAATAAATTTAAAAGTATAGAAGAAGCTTTAAAAGACGAAGTAGCTGAAAATACTTTAGTTAAAGTAGGAAATAAAAGTAGAAAAAGAGATGTTTTACTTCCCGGTGTTGGTAATAGAATGTTATTTTCTCAAAGTAGCAATCCCGGAGTAAGGTCTATAGGATTATTTTTATCTTGGGCTTCATCCAAAGTGGGTCAAATGAATGGACTTATACAAAGAGTAGAAGATGGAGATTTAAAATTAGCAATTAAAATGCTAGGAACTATAACAATATTTGGTGGTTTAAGAGAACTTCAAATTATGTTTAGTCCGTCAAAAGAATATTATGAGAAACACGAACCTGAAAATTTTAGTGCTAAGTGGTGGGGACAAGCTATGGGATTATCAGGAGCTATAGATTGGAGAATAGAAAAACTTTCAAGAATATTTTCACAGTGGGCTGGTAATAGCTATGGAAGTACCACAGGAGCAATAACTCCATTGATAGGAGAATTAGAAAAATTAACTACAGGAGTAGGTAAAACTGTTAAAAATTTAAAAGCTGGTGATTATGAAGGTGCAAGTGTATCAACTTTAAAAACTTTACCACTGGGAAGTGAATTAGTAACTTATACTAATGAAGTTTCAAAAGTTTTAACAGGAGATGAACTGTTAGAAGATAAACCAAATGTACAAGAAGCTGCTTATGACCCAGTAAGAGGATACGCAACAGGTGGATTAGTAGAAGGTAAAGATGACGTACCCTATACTAAAGAAAACCCAGCAGATAGAGTTGACCCTTTTACAGGACAACCTTACTCAGCACAGATGGAGGAATTAGGATTAGATGTTTTTCAAGAAAGATAATAAAATGGATATAGAACTTTGCAAAGCTGAAATAAAGAGACACGAAGGTGAAGTGTTAGAAATTTATATGGATAGTCTAGGCTATAAAACTTTAGGAGTTGGACACCTTTGCCAACCTAACGACCCTGAATATAACTGGGAAGTTGGCACACCTGTCAGCCAAGAAGTTGTAGATATGTATTACGAGGATGACTTTGAAAAGCACTACAAGGAAGCTATAC